CATGATGTTACAGCGTTGGACAGACCACAATGGGGTAGAGCACCGTGTTCTTGACGATTACCATCGAAATGTAACATTATGTGATCTCACAGCACAGCCTAGTCATATTCGTGAAGAAATTGACACTGTTATCAAGAGCGTAGAGTCCAAAGATGTATCACAAGTTGGCGTTAGATTACTAAAGTTTTGCGCAAAGTGGGATCTACAAAGGATGTCAGAACAAATTAAACTTTACAGCGAACCATTTTCAGCAAGGTATACAAAATGTTAAAAGCAAAAATAGTACTTAGAGATAAATTTTGGATTTTAGAAGAAGAAGGAGTCAGAGTTGGTACACTTAGTCACAGTGACGACAAATATTTGTTCACAAGCCCTTCTAATACTGAATTTTTTGATGATCAAAACCAAGTTAAAACAAGATTGGGAATAGAATTCCCAAAGAATGAAGATATCACTGTTAATATAACAAATAGTGATGACGAGTATTATGTATACAACTATCCTTCAAAGGTATTTCCACATAACGTCATATATGATGTAAAGCGAAAACTTCCATTGTTTGCAAAATCTGAGAAGTCAAAAAGTCTTTATTGTGCTGGATACTACATTATCAACTTTGGCAATGGATGGTTGAAATCTTTTTGTCCAAAGCTTATCACAGTAGAACGTTACGAAACAAAAGGTCCATTCAAGACTGAATTAGAAATGAAACAGGAATTATCACGTGCAAACAGAACCATTAAACACGATACCACTACAGCAGTTTATCCAACAAGTGAAGATTGCTGAAAATAGCAAGTCAAGAGAAGTCAAGCTATCAATTGAACAAGCTAAAAATCTTGCATTTACTATAGGCATTGTAATGAGTAGGATGGAAGGTGACCTAGAACGTTTGGTCGCCGACATGAAAAAAAATCAAACTGATGAAGTTATCAATGTCAAACTAGATGGTGGAGGAAACTGGAAGTAAAATCTTCAAGTTCAAAGATAAATATATACGTAGATAATAAGGATACGTGTATAATGAGTAGACCAAAGCCAAAAGTTATTAAAGAATACACTAATAACAAAACATACAAGACTGAACAGGTTTTGGAATCTGAAGCTATTTGGGCTGTTTTCCACAATGGGGCGCCTTTTAATTTGAAGAGTTTTAATTCACTAACAAATTATCCTGGACCAAAATACAAAAAAGTCAGTTTCAGTAATCCAGGACACGCTCATAATTTGGCAAAAAAATTAAATGATATTTTCAAATGCAATGACTTTGAAGTCTATATGCTCTCAGCGGGTACAAAAGTGTTTGAAAAATGAACTGGAAAGAAACGTACACACGGATATTTCTTACACAACTGGGTAAAGATACATCCGAGCTTTCCATAAAAGAGCACATGCACATGTGGTGGCAAAACATCAGAAATAAAGAGTCAGGAGGCTTGCGTCTAACAGATGCAGGCCTCGAAGTCATCAATGAGATCGGTATCAACAACTATGAAATACCCTATCCCAAAGATATGCCGTTTACCACACAAATCATTATATTTTTAGACAAATTTATTGACTGTCCATACTACACTACTAAGACCAGCATAATCGTAACGAACGAAAAGAAGGCCGTGGAACTTACTCTGTTTGCTGGTGACCTAAAGAAGTATGGCCTAGCAAAAGCACTTAGCAGATCAAAAAAATTATAATCCTGCATTTTTCTTGTTGACTCATGTTGCCACTGGTGTTATATTAAGTACATAGGCACTGATACACATAGAAAGGATTACAGAATGTCTGACAACACCCGCACAGTTAGCCCGAACAAGGCCAAGGCAAGCATCCGTCACGCTCTTATCAAGAAGCGCCCAATTTTCCTTTGGGGTCCTCCGGGCATTGGTAAATCTGATGTTGTTCATCAGATTGCAGAGTCCCTGGAAGCACACGTTATTGACGTTCGTTTGTCGCTTTGGGAACCTACCGATATTAAAGGTATCCCTTACTTCGACAGCAACGCTGGTACTATGGTTTGGGCGGCACCTGGCGAGCTTCCTAACGAAGAGCTGGCATCCCAGCACAAAAACATCGTCCTGTTCTTGGACGAGATGAACTCTGCTGCTCCAGCTGTGCAAGCTGCTGCGTATCAGCTGATCCTCAACCGTAAGGTTGGTACTTACCGGCTGCCCGACAACGTTATGATCGTTGCTGCTGGTAACCGTGAGTCGGACAAAGGCGTTACTTACCGTATGCCTGCGCCGCTTGCAAACCGGTTTGTTCACTTGGAAATGCAAGTCAACTTTGATGACTGGTTCCAGTGGGCAGTTAACAACCGTGTCCACAAAGACGTTGTGGGTTTCTTGAACTTTAGCAAGAAAGACCTTTACGACTTTGATCCCAAGTCTCCAAGCCGCTCGTTTGCTACTCCACGTTCGTGGTCCTTTGTTAGCGAACTTCTTGAAGACCAGCTTGACGATGGTACTACCACTGACCTGGTTGCAGGTGCAGTTGGTGAAGGACTGGCTGTTAAGTTTATGGCTCACCGCAAGGTTGCCAGTGCGATGCCCGATCCTAGCGAAATTCTTGCAGGTCGTGTAAAAGAGATGAAGACCAAAGAGATCAGTGCCATGTATTCCTTGACAGTATCTCTTTGCTATGAACTCAAAGAAGCAAGCGACTCCAAAGACAAGAAGTTTGACGATAAAGTCAACAACTTCCTGCGCTTTACAATGGACAACTTTGACACTGAGTTGGTTGTTATGGGTATCAAACTTGCCCTTACACAATACGCACTGCCAATTGACCCTGATGAGGTTGAGTGCTTTGACGAGTTCCATGCTCGCTATGGCAAGTATATCAAGGCTGCAAATTCTTGATAAACTGAGCAGAAAGGTGGCTGAAGGCAACTTCAGCCACTTTTCATATTTTGTATTGACACCAATCGTAAATACTGTTACATTACAGTATAGGCACTGAAACAAGAGGTAAACTATGTCTGTTAAGAAAACTGCAAGTAAGACTAAAAAACAATGGGCTCCGAAAGAATTGACGGAGGCTGAACTGAAGGCGATGCAAGTAGAAGTTCTTGATCGTGTCATTGTAGCACGTATTGGACTATTGCTGCGGCATCCGTTCTTTGGAAACATGGCAACCAGACTCAAAGTTGAACCCGCTGATGATTGGTGTCCAACTGCTGCAACTGACGGACGTCATTTGTATTTTAACACTCAGTTCTTTAATGCAATGGACAACAAAGAAATTGAGTTTGTTATCGCACACGAAATTCTACACTGTGTATATGATCACTTTGGCCGTCGTGAATTCCGTGACCATGGGCTATACAACATTGCAGCAGATTACATCGTAAACAATCTGCTTGTCCGTGATCGCATTGGTATGAAACCCAAGTTTATTGATTGCTATCAGGACTTTAAATACGAAAAGTGGACAAGTGAAGCTGTCTATGATGATCTGTTTAAAAAAGCCCAGAAAAACGGTAAAGAGTGGCTTGAAGGACTCGGTGAGTTGCTGGACGAACACCTTGATTGGGATCAAGACGGTGACGAAGATGGCACTGAGGGTAAGAACGGCAAAGGTGGTCGTCCTCGGTACAGCAAGGCTGAACTGGATCAGATCAAAGACGAGATCAAAGAAGCAATGTTACAGTCTGCACAAAGTGCAGGTGTTGGTAATACACCTGGTGACATCCAGCGCATGATCAAAGAGCTTACTGAGCCTAAGATGAACTGGCGTGAGTTGTTGCGTCAGCAAATTCAAAGCACAATCCGCAGCGATTACACGTTTGCTAGACCCAGCCGGAAAGGTCAAATGAGTGGCGCAATCCTGCCAGGCATGGCGTTTGCTGAAACTATTGACATTGCCGTCACACTTGATATGAGCGGATCCATTGGCAATGAGCAAGCACGTGACTTCCTTAGCGAGATCAAAGGCATCATGGAAGAGTATCCGGACTACAACATTAAATTGTGGTGCTTTGATACCAAAGTGTATAATGAACAAGATTTTAGCCCTGACAACGGTGAAGATCTAATGGACTACAGAATTATGGGAGGCGGTGGTACTGACTTTATGTGCAACTGGACTTACATGAAAGAGAACGATATTGTTCCCAAGAAGTTCATTATGTTTACTGATGGCTATGCTTGGGATAGCTGGGGTGATCCAGATTACTGTGACACTGTGTTTATCATCCACAGCAACAGCAACAAATCCCTGGAAGGCCCATTTGGGGTAACAGCACACTATGAGGAGTCACGTGGGTAACGTACTTAAAACAAACCCGTATAATATCTTTATGGTTAGGAGGTTACAATTTCCTCCTAACCATTTTGAATACGTAGACATTCCCTTTCAATATAATATCAATGAAGCTTTGGAAAAATGGATAGAAAGCCATTTAAAAAGTAGGTATTATGTTGGAAGGTCTACCAGTCTTGACCATGATAATAAGATAGCTAATACTGTTAGAATTGGGTTTGAAGAATCCAAAGAACTATCATATTTCATGTTGGCATGTCCACATTTGAAATATAAATGAAATTAATATGATATATAATGTATAAAGGAGATTAACAATGAGTGATCAAAAAGAAAATACTGAAGCTGCTGCAACTGCTGCTAATCCAGAACTGTCTATCCAAGATTTGCAAGCGCTTAAGACTATTATCGATGTTGCAAGTCAGCGTGGGGCATTCAAGCCAAATGAAATGGTAGTAGTGGGACAGACTTATACAAAACTAGAACAATTTTTAGCTGCTATCCCTACAACAAAGCCAGACGCAGAATCAACAGGAGAATAATATGTCAAATCTAAAACACGTTGGTAGAATGCAAAATAACAAAAGAAAAATTGTTGTTGCATATCGTGTAGTACCAGACGAACCAGAAAATTGTATTGTTGTAACTACTGAAAATCTAGCAGCGGATGAACATGATTCTCTTATGAAATTGATTGAGTCTCCATCTGGTCAAGAATCAAATGAGTTAGCTGATGTTATGGCTAGAACTAGACTCCCAGATGGACGCAATATGCTTGCAGCATTTCATAAAACTGGGAAATTAATCAAGGTTGCATCTAGTGGTGTTGAAATGACACCTAACAGAAACAGTGTTATTATGCTTTCAGAATTAAATGCTCTTATTGCAGAACAAGCTGGAGTTACAGTAGGAGACCTGGCCATCAAGGGCGAAAGACAGCCTGAGACAGAGGCCGTTGCTCCTGCACCCGTAGTAGCTGAAGTGGCTGCTGAGCCACTCTCTGATGAAGCGCTTGCTGCAAAGTATCGCAGTGATGCTGACAGACTTTTCAAAGAAGCAAAGAGACTTCGTGAAGAAGCAGAAAATCTTGCTCCCACCAAGAAAAAACCCACAGTTAAAGAAGAAGCGAGTGCCTAAGCCCAATCGATTGCCACCAGAAGTAATTAAAATTTGGCCTGAAGTGTTTGGGGACGTGGATATAAAAGCCGTCCCCATACAATACATCAAGTCTATTAATGTATCCTTTACAAATGGTAAAAAATGGGTGATCGATGTTGATCAAGAAAAACTGGAACTATCCAACAGGCAAACTGTAGAAGAGATGTTAGAAGATTTTTTTGATCAATACGACGACATGATTGACAGTGTTGATTTTACATTAAATACGTTACAGGTGAAAAAAGATATACAGAAGCGCACAAAAGACTTTATGAAGAAAAGAAAGTAAACTTATCTTTAAAAAAGCATAA